GCAGGTGCAGGTGCTAAATCTGTATTATCTGGTGAATCTGTTGTTGGATCTGCTGACGATGTAGCTAAAGCACTTGGCACATCTGCTGATGATGTAATTAGAACATTCGGAGAACAAGCATCATATACAATTGATGATATTGCTAAAGGTCTTGGTGCATCATCTGATGATGTTATATCAGCATATGCAAGTTCTATTGATGATGTTATAGCTGCAGGTGCAGGTAGTATTGATGATGTAGTTACTGGATCTAGTAAACTTTGGGGTTCATTATCTGGAGTTGGTAAGGCACTTGGTATTGCAGGTACACTGGCACAGGTTGGATTTGGTGCATATGATGCATACCAAGACTACCAAGAAGGTGATTATAAATCAATGACTGGTGATATCACTGGTACAGCAGGATCTGTAGGTGGTGGTATTGCAGGTGCTAAGGCAGGTGGTGCTTTAGGTACTGCAATTGTTCCTGGTATTGGTACTGGTATTGGTATAATAGTTGGTGGTATAGCTGGATCATTGGGTGGAGATTATTTATTTAGGAAAGCAGGAGAATCTGTATATGATAAATTCCATTATGGTACTACTGGAATTGGTGTATATGATGATTGGAAGAAACAGCAGAATGAAGATGATGATTATTATAATAAAATGAAAGAAACAGCACCAATACTTGTTGAACTTGGTGAAGCACTTGAGAAATTAAATGTTGGCTCATTAAATGCTAAGGAGTGGGCACTTGAATTAGCACGTGATAATGGTATGAGTGAGTATGATAAGAATCTATCTGGTGATGATAGGCTTACATTTAATTCATTATATAAACAGTATATGGGCGAGGGTTCATATGATTTGTGGCAATCATATTATAAATCTGGTGATTGGTGGCAATCATATTATAAATCTGGTGATTGGCAGTTATCAGCAGAAGAGAGACTTGCTAAGTCAATGGATCTTAATGATTTAATTATTAATATTACAAAAGATAATCCGTATTATGATGCTAGTCTCGACCAACGTGGAAGTGGTCATTATAGTGTATGGGCAGGTACTGATGAACAGTATCAGACATGGCTTAGAGGTCAGACATTCTTGGGTGATGGTACACATTATAAGGGAGATATGGATGATGCATATAGCCTTGATGAAGTATCAGAAGCTTGTAAGAATGGTATTATACAAGGTCTTAAAGAGAAGAATAATGAGACCGAAGGCGATAGTTATAAACCAGTCGGTGATTATCATTGGCATAATACTGGTACTACTGACACATCTAAGTTACCAAACGGGTGGGCGATATGGAATCCTAAAGTATTACAAAATTATATGATGCAACAGACAGTACCTAATACACCGCAACTTGGATTGAATATATTTGATTTAAAAGTTGCAGCATCACTTGGTGGTTTGAATACATTTTTACAGAATAGTTTATCAAATATGTCAGCAGATCAGATGTCAGTAAATTCAACACAGACAACTCTGACTGGTGAAGTACAGATACCAAGTGATGTATGGAGTACTGCTGAAGCAAGAGTTAAACAAAATACTCCTGGGTGGGCAGCATTCTCAACAGAGGGTATGAATAAAATGATACAGAATGAAATAAACAATCAAATACAGATTGATGATTCTGTAACTATGACACCATCATTTAATGTTGCCGCACCTAATGTAAATGTTAATGTACATGTAGACCAAGCAGGAAACGCAACTACAACTAAATCAATACTTAATCCTGGTTTACCAAGTATACTCAATAACTATTATTCACGTACGAGCAAGCAATATGCTACTCAAACTAAGAAGTAAGGTGGTGAAGATATGTCTACGATTAAAAGGAAATATATCTCTGTTTCACTGGCAGAGAAGAGAGCAAGAAATATGAAGAAGATGAAGTATAAAAATTATACATTTCCTTATAATCCAGAAACCACATCTATGAAGTGTGACCGTAGATATATTAAGCATAAATATCCAAGATTATCTGGTCAAGAACTTGAGGATTTTGGATTGGATGCAATGGTCATTACTGGTAAGATCACATTCTTTAGTAAGCAGAAAAGCGATGGTACTGTATTAGATGCGTATAATGAATATAAGAAATTATATCAAGTATATAAGGAGAGGGATGTGGGAGAAGTATCACACCCAGTATTTACGCAAATTAAACGTGGCTTAATGGTTAATCTTGAATGTGAAGTAGATGCGGAAGTTAACTGTGTGCATGTTACATTTGAAATTGTTGCAGACACTAAACCAAATATCAAAGAGAATCTTAAGAAATATGCTGTCAAGGAAGTAAAACCAAGTTCTAAGAAGACATATAAGGTTGGAGATATTGTGAATTTTCATGGTGGAACACACTATGTGTCAAGTTATTCTAATGCTAAGGGATATAATGCCAGAGCAGGCAAGGCAAAGATTACTCTTGGACCAGATTGTAAGGGAAATGGTAAAGCACATCCATGGCATCTTATTCATACAGACAGTTCATCTAATGTCTATGGTTGGGTGGATGAAGGTACATTTGATTAAGGTGGTGGTTATATGATTAAATCAGTATTTGAAATTCAGATTGATAGTAGTAGAGTTGGCAGGACATATCAGGTATTCAGATTTTCTGAATTTAGTGTAGATTTGGACTTGGAGACCGATGCAGATGCATTTGATTTTGTACTTAAGAATCCAGGAGGTATATATTCTGGCTTATTCTCTAAGTTTGATAATGTAAGGCTATATCTAAATGGAGTAAAAATACTAGTTGGTAATCTTGATTCTGTCGGATATATAACAATCGGTAGTGACAATTACATTAAGCTATCTGGTAGGGATTTATGTTGGAAATTAATAGACAATGATGCACTACCAGACACAAAGGAATCTGTAGATCCTAAATCTTATATCACATCTAAATGTAATGAATATGGTATCAAATGTGATGTCAAATCAGCAGATACATATGAGAAGTTGACAATTGGATGTGGTGAATCTGAAATGTCTATTATGAACAACATACTTCTTGAGAGTAAGCAGAGGATATGGTACTCAATTGATACACTTTATACTGGTAATTGGTCAACATATAAATCACCAAGTCATGTATTTGTACTAAATACAAAAGAGACTGGTATTCCAATTGAGACATTTAGACTTGAAGAAGATGGTGCTGATATGAAGTCAGAGATAAAGGTGTACGGATCTGATAGCCATGGTGGGTATAATCTTGTTGGTACTTCAACTAATTCATATATGGAGAAGTTAGGTATTAAGAAGAGGGAGACTGTAAGGCAATATTCAGATAAGGCATGTTCTAAGTATAAGTCAATAGCTGATAAGAAGATAAGGGATTCATTTAGAAATAATCAAGAGTGCACAATAGAAGTAAGACTTGATAAGGATAAGAAATATGTGTTCATGCCGAATACTACAGCACAAGTGATAAATGGTTTCATTGGTATGAATGCACTAATGTTTATTAAGAAGGTATCATATACCAAGACAGTTGATAATGGTAGCAAGGCAACATTGGTTCTGATACCTGCTGATACAACATTTGAGAAAACATGGCAGAATAAAGGTACATCTGTAACAAGTGTAACCAAGGCTGCTAAAAATCTTAAATAAGGATGTGATAATATGAAGAGATTTGGTGAAGCACTTAATAAGATGCATAACGGATCATTCACTAGGTCTACGATATCTGGTAGTATAGCTAGTACTGGTAATGGTGGTAAGACAATTAGTATTAATAATGTACATGGATCTGTACAGAAGAATATGTTGTCACTATCACCATATGGATTTGCATCAACTCCACCATCTGGATTAATTGCATTTAGTGTAGTATCGGATTCTGGTGGTAGGGATGGTGTAATAGGTGTATACGATCCTAAGAAACCTGCATGTGCAGTTGGTAATTCAGTGATGTACTCATCTGGTGGTGCTAATGTTAAGTGTAGTGGGTCTGTAGTAACTGCTAATGGTAGAAACTTCTTAGAGGAAATTGATGCCATAAAAGAGGATATAGAGCAGATAAAGGCTAAGATAGGAATGTAACTGTTACTTTGATTTAAGCCTGTATTATCTAGTATTATAGCGAAGGTGGTGAATTAATGGCTGATTTAAAATGTCAAAACGGAGATCTTGTTGCAAGTGAATATGGTGATTTAGTTCTATGTGATATGAGTGGAGATACATATGAAGATGAGGATGTAATCCAGACAGCTAATAATAGTATTTTGCTTAGATTTGGTAAAAATAAATACCATAATGATCTTGGCAATAATATTTATAATAGAAGAATTAAGGCTAGTGAGACTGGCTTATCAATGGTTGTTGAGGAATGTGAAAATGCTATATTAAATGGAGATTCACGTGTGCAGGAAGTCATTGATGTTACAGCCACTATTGGTGAGAATGGTCAATGCTATGTACAGTATAGACTATTATATCTTCCATCACAATATGAGGATTCAGATGATGATGATAATGAAGAAGACGATGATAATAAAACTAGGGAGGTATTCAGTTCTCTTTATATTGATGCCTTCAACAATATGGAGGTATAAATATGGAATTCAATGAAGAATTAGGAATGAAAACATATGATGAGATAGTCGATAGTACATTACAAGGTCTCATTGATAAGAATGTAGGTATTACTGCCGCAAATGATGGTTCTGTAATAAGATCATTAGTTGAGGTACTGGCAGAGGAAGAGGATACAACAAATTACTTTATAGAATATGTTTATAGAGTAATGAACATCAATAATTGTAGAGGAGAAGATCTTGATAGAGCAGCAGTAATATTTGGTATGACAAGAACACCTGCAAAGCCTGCGGTAGCAGAAGTGACATTCTATACTGGTGATGAACCTGCTAAGAATGATATCGAAATACCGTATGGATATATTGTTTCCACTAGACCAGATTATAATGGAGACGTATATGAATTTGAGGTAACAGATGCACAGGCAATATTGAAGGCAGGAGAAATGTCAATAACATGTACTGTGCAATGTACTACACCTGGATTAATTAATATAAATGCAGGAGCAATATGTATACTGCCAGAGTCATTACAGGGTATTGATTCAGTTTCAAATGACTTAGATATTAATGGCGGAACTGATACAGAAACAGATGAAGAGTTTTTAGAACGAATTCAAAATATAAAGGAAACGCAGGGAAAATGCACTGATGCAGCCATAGAATCGGCTATTAATGCTATTAATGGTGTGACTAAATGTAGTGTTAAGAGTTTGTATGCAGGCAACGGTACTACTGGTATAATAATTGTAACAGATCAAGTACCTGCTCCACAATCTGTTATAGATGATATAACAAAGACTGTAAATGAGTTTAGGGCATCTGGTGTAAGACCAATATTGGTATTTACAGATACTAAGTTTATTGATATTAATATTACAATTGATGTTGATAGTAGTAAGTATGCAACCATATCAAATGTTATTACTAAATATTGCAATAGCCTTACATCTGGTCAGTCATTTATTATTAATCAGATGGAGAGAAAAATATTAAATGCACTTGATACTACATCTGCAGACAATGATGATCTTGACATTATTACAAATTACCCTAAAGCAAATGTTACTGCTACTGATGAGCAGATTATTAGGGCAGATAGCATTATCATAAATGGAACTAAGGTATTGTAAAGGTGGTGATATTATGGAGTTGCGTGATGGTGACAACGGTATACTAAGTAGGATGCAGGGCAACTTCCCTCATATCTATGACGTGTATAATGATAAGACAATATTATATGCATTACTATCTATTTATGCATCTAAGTATGACCTTACAAGAGAAATCATTGACCGTATATACGGAATGATAGGTATTGAAACAACATATGATGAAGATCTTGAGCATAGATGGGGTTCTATGCTAGGTATATATAAGGAGATTGGCGAATCATATGATGATTATCGTACAAGACTTATGATCGTATATGCATCATTCTCTGGTGGTACTGCAGAAGCAATAAAATATGCTGTAGCTGTTACGGTAGGTATTAGTACAGAAAAGGATGTTATTGATAGATATATAAAAATAATTGATGCATGGGAGTACCCTAATGAGTTGTTACCACATGATACAGATCCTAAGTATGATGCTATCACAAACAATGCTAATTGCCTTACAAATACTGGGTTTGTACTGAATAAACCATATGATGCACATAAGGATGGTGCATTTGTTTGTACTATTGACTTATCAATAAATGAGAGCATCCATTATTATAAAGATAAGATTATGACCGCAATCAATAAGACTAAGGCATCTGGTATTAATGCTTATCTGGCATTCTTATATATATCAAATGAGATTGCAGATGTTGTAAGACATTCTGATACAGAAACTATGGTTATTAGAGAATCTCGTGAAGATGAAGGTATGATACCTGCACATGAGAGACCAATGTACCCATCAACAAATAATATATACAGGTTATTAAATGGAAGCTTCACACTTAATGAAAGATTATCAAGTCTTGATTATAAAGTTGAACAGATCATTGATAATATAATAATTAAGCCAGTAATTGAGGATTGTAATATTGGTAGAGTGAAATCAAGAGTATGGCATCATGGATATGGTAATACAAATACGTCTATGATAACAAATGAGTATGAAGATACTGATTTTGTATATGATAGAGTATTGCTAAATACAGTCCTTGAAATTGGTAATACAAATAGTGATGATAGGACACTTGATAAGATTGGGACATTGGATGTTGAGCAACAGTTTATAGTTGGAACTAAGAACACATTTAATGCTGTCACAAATAATATCCACTCATTGTTGAACAGTTCTATGCAACTTAGTAAAGAAATACATGTTGCAGAGGTTGATGAAGAAGTAAGTGATATTATTGGATACAAGTCTAATGATACTGGATCTATTACATCTAAGAAATCAACAACATGGGATAATCGTGGTGATACAAATACAACAATGATAACCAATAAGATGTCAGATACTGATAGCATAGATGAGGTTATTACAGAGGGTACTAATGAAGTATCTAATGTTGGGCATACAGATAAATATATAGATAATGTTGTGGCTAAAGTAGAAAGCGATAATACTGGCATTGTTAGTAGTAAGAATACATTCATGTTGCTTACAAATGGTCATGGAGTATTAAACTCATCATTTGTAGTTAGTGATCCAACCGGAATTACCGAAGTTGATGATAAATTAGTTGACACAGTTAAACAGACAATACATGAAGTAAGTAAAATGCATAGTAGCTATTCTAGTGAATGGAGTAGGGATGGTCTAAATGCTAGCACAGTTTTAAACAAGAACTTTATGACTAATATGTTAGCTGAAGCCGATGCATTTTCAGATATTATTATTAAAGGAGGAATAAGATATGCAGTACAGGGATAACTGTGGTATGCAGGCATCACATGATATTGACCATATGGGGTTACATATGATGGCTATGGATGGACACAATGTCCATATGGTAGGTGAGATCACCGACAGAATCTATAAGAATGGTGTTCTCATTGAGGAAAGAGTAGGACATAATCTCATTGTCAACTCATTCCTTAAATTAGCAATGGCTCTCCTCAAAGGTCAGTCTGGATTTTCTGGTATCAAATATTGGGCAGTAGGATCAGGTGCAAGTTCATGGGATACTAAACTCCCAGATCCTGAGATTAATGCAACAGTTCTGACAACAGAGATTGGTAGGGTTAAGATTCAGCCATCAGAGATTACATTCTTGAATGCTAATTACAATCCATCAACAAATCCTACAAATATTCTCCAGATTAAACATACATTTGGTACAAATGATTGTAATGGTGTATGGAGAGAGTTTGGTATCTTTGGTGGACAGGCATCTGCTACAGCCAATACAGGTCTTATGATTAATAAGAAACATCATAAAGTAATCACAAAGACACCTGATATGACAATTGAAAGAACGATGCGTTTCACATTAAATCTTGTATAAGGAGGAATAAGAAATGGCAAGTTTTGACAAGTATACTAACTACCAGAATAACGCAGGTGTATCTGGAGTGGTATTCGGAGCAGAAAAGGCAGTTCTTGAGGTAGAACTCAATGAAATGCAGGAGATCAGTAAGACACATATGCGTGACTTCTTCAAGTCTGTTATTGGTAATGGTATTACTAATATTTCAGCACTTACTTACGCAAATGGTAATGTACAGATTGCAAGTGGATGTGGTATTGCAGTTGACGGTATCTTAGTTAACTGTAGTGGATTATCACTTGCAGTATCATCTGGTACAGTATACCTGCAGGTATGGGAAGATGTAGAAGCATATTCTGCAACTCTTCATAAGGAAGGTAATCAGCAGGATGCATCTACTGTCAGCAACTGGTTCAAGGATGGAAGATCTGATGTTGAGACAACTAGAAGAAAAGTTGTTAAATATCAGTTGGCTACATCAACCAATTCAGCAAGACATAACCTTGCAATCGCATCTATCTCTGGTGGTGTAATGACCAAGTTAGTTAAGGAAATCAACCTTACTAATCTGACAGCAGATGTTGCGGACATCAAGGGTTATGTTGGTATGATAGATCCAGACATCTACGGTGTAGAGGTTGATTGGAAGAATAACAAGTTCACAAGATTGTCTTCTGCAATCGGTAAGAATGGCGGTGCTGATTTTGATAATATCGCACCTTGGGATCGTAGAAGATGTAATGTTACTGATGCAGGTGAAGTTGTTGCCTACTATGGTGACGATGGATATACTGAAACTGGTAAGTTAACACAGGCAATTGCCATCGGTGAAAAGACTTGGCAGGTTGGAACTAGAGTTCAGGTAATGGTAGAGCAGAACATGTTCTTCTACAGAATGGTTCCTCTCTCATTAGAGCCTGCAAATGATGGATTTGGATGGAAGGTGCGTAAGGCAAGATATTACATCAGTGCTACACCTAAGGCAGGATTTAAGTTATTCCCTGCATTCAGAAGAAATGGTAAGATTGTTACAAAGATTTATGATTCAGCATTTGAAGGCTGTATGTATGATACATCTGCAGGATCTTATGTTACAGATGATTCTGTTACAGCAGATTATAATGCAGATAAACTTGCATCTATTGCAAATGCTAAACCTGCATCTGGATTAACAAATAACCTTACTAGAGCAAATGCTCGTAAGTTAGCGAATAATATTGGAACTGGTTGGATGCAGGGAGATTTCCTTGTTGATACAATGACCCAATGGTTGTTCCTCATAGAGTATGCATCAATGGATGCACAGACAAAGATTGGTAGAGGTGTTTGTGATCTTATAGATGATGAATCTACAAATATGGCACTCAATACTGGTCTTACATCAAGCCTTGGCAATGCATCTGGTATGGCTACAGGTACTAATGGCAAGACTTCTATCACATATCGTGGTAAGGAGAATCCATTCGGTAACATCTGGAAGTGGTCTGATGGTCTGAATTACAATGGTACAACCAAACATGCATATTGGGCAGATCATGGATTTGTCGATGATACAGATGCTAGTCCATACAATGACTGTGGTTTCGCACTTGTAGGAACTAACGGAT